TCACATCCGCCGCGCGCCCAGACTGACGGCCCTCGCCATCATCTGGGCGATCTGAGCCTCGGACCTCAGCAGGCCCGGCGCGCCCCCGTCCACCGCCACATTGACCGTCACCCCGCCGCCGCCGGAAACCGGCCCGATCTCGCCGCCCGCCGCCGGCCGGAACACCTCCGGCCCGCGTTCTCCGACCAGATAGGCCCCGCCGCCCAGCACCGGCCCGCCGTCCGCCCGCGCCCCGCCGAAGCTGGACATCGCCGCCTGGATCGCGCCGCTCAGCCCTCCGCCGTTAGAGCCCGCCGCCGCATTGACCGCGTTCAGCACCGCCCGCGCCAGTTCGGCCAGCGACACCTCCCCGTCCGCCGCCGCCCGCGCCAGCGACCGCGTCAGGCTGTCGCCCGCACGCCCGAACGCCTCCTCGATGGCGTCAGCCGCGTCCTGCGCCGGCGCCTTCAGCGCCTCCAGCGCCGCCCCGGCCTCCGCTGCTCTCAACGCGACCTGATCGATCCCGCCCGGCCCAAACTCATCCGCCATCCGGCCAACCCTCCATCAATCGCGCCAGCCCCTCGCGCCCGAGCGGCGCCGTGCCGCGCGGCGTTTGCGTCAACATCCGCCACTCCTTCAGCGACAGCCGCCAGAACGCCTCCGGCGCCACGCCCATCGCGGCCGCCAGCCTCAGCATCTCGCCCCAGGGCGTCACCTTGCAGCCGCCGCAAACGCCTGCGCCACCGCGACCGCCGCCTCGCGCGGATCGACCGCCGCCACGTCCGGCTCAGTCTCCCCGCCCCCGCGCAACACCGCCGCCAGCACCACCATCAGATCCCTCGCCGACAGCGCCTTCATCCGCTCCGCCACCGCCGCCAGCCCATCGACGCCCAGCCGCCACCGCTTCGCCGCCTGATCGAAGAAGGCCTCGCGCACCAGCGCATCCGACGCCGCATCGCGAAAGATGCCCTGCCCCGACACCGCCGCCGACTTGACCCCCGCCCCCGCCAGCAGCTCGCGCCACCGCCCGGCGCTGTCGCCGTCGGTCGCATCCACCGTCTTCGCGTTCAGCGAGATCGTCCGCGCCCTCAACCCCGCCACCGTCGTGAACACGCCCGGCGCGCCCTCGATCTTCAGCAGCATGTCCTTGCCGGCCTGTGCCGTCATCTCTGTCTCTCCCTCTGGTCGTGAATCGTGAGTCGTGACGCGTGATCGCGTGCCGGCCGGCGTCGTCGTCACTCACGACTCACGGGTCACCACTCACGTCTTCCGTCACCGCCCTCAGCCGCACTACCGCATAGGTCCGCCGCCCGTCACCCGCCCGAAACACATCCGCGAACGTCGCCCTCAGCGTCGCCGTCCTCACACCGTCGGCCTCCAGCACCGCCTCGTGCAGACACGCCCGCACCGCCGCCGCCACCGCCTTGGCCTCCTCCGATCCTGCGAACCGCGACACGCCCGTCAGCGTCAGCCTCTGCTCGACCCCGCCCCCGTCCGCCGCCACCGGCCGGCTCTCGCACCGCCCGATCACCAGGTGCGGAAACGCGGCCTCATCCGGCGACCCGATAGCGGCGAAATCGAACACCCGCCCGCCCAGCAGGGCCGCGACCGCCGCATCGCCCTTCAGCGCCACCAGCACCGCCTTCTGCAGCGCGCTTTCATGATCCTTCATCGCACCCGCTCCAGATCCAGCGTCACCCGCCCCGGACGCCCGCTGTCCATCGCCACGATCCGCCAGTCCGCCCCGCCGAACCGCAGCACCCGCCCGACCGCCAGCCTCGGATCCGCCCGCGCCTCCGCGCCCATCGTCTCGACCGCCCGTCTCTGATCGCCCTCGCCGCGTTCGGTCCGCCTGCGCGCCCCGCACTTCAGCCAGGCCGACCCCACCGCCTCGAACGTCACGCTGCTCCCGCCATACGGCGTCTCGGCCTCCACCGGCTGAAACAGCCCCGCGAGAACTCTCACAACCGCACCACGCGATAGGGCGCGATCCAGCCCTCGACCGGCTCCACCGCCACCGGCTCCCCCCGTTCATAAGCCCGCAGCACCAGCATCAGGATCGCCAGCCGCAACGGCGCCGGCGAGGTGGATGTCAGGCCCAGCCCCACATCCCCCTCGACCTTCGCCTGCGCCGCCTCGATCAAGGTCTGGATCAGCCCGTCCTCGGCCTCATGCTCGACCCTCAGAAACAGCTTCGCCTCCGCCACCGTCACCGGCTGCGCCATGGCAATCTCCATTGTCAGAAATCACGTCTCCTCCCCATGCAATGGGGAGGGGGACCACGAAGTGGTGGAGGGGCTCTTGAAGTCCCACAGGCGTCTGTGAGGCGTCGAAGAGCCCCTCCGTCACGGCGCAAAGACGCGCCGCGCCACCTCCCCGTCGCTGCGCGACAGGGAGGAGACGATCAGCTCACATCAGCTAACGCTGAACTTCATCACCTTGATCGCATCGAAGTTCTGCACCCCACCGCCAACCCGCTTGGTCGTGTAGAACAGCACATAGGGCTTGGCCGAATAGGGATCGCGCAACACCCGCACCCCCGCCCGATCCACGATCAGATACCCCCGCTGAAAGTCGCCGAACGCGATCGACAGACTGTTCGCCGCCACATCCGGCATGGTCTCGATCTCGGTGACCGGATAGCCCAGCAGCGACGCCGTCTCGCCCAGCCGCGTCGCCGGCTGCCAGATATAGTTGCCGTCCGCATCCTTGAACTTGCGCACGGCCGAGACCGTCTTGCGGTTCATCACGAAGCGCCCGTTCGGCCGGTACTGGGCCTTGGGCGCATAGACCAGGTCGATCAGCCGGTCCGCCGGACTGGTCGGGGCGAACCCGCCCGCCGCGCCCGACGCGACATAGCCGATCTGACCCCAGCCCTGGCCCGCATCCGCAACGGTGGGATAGGTCAGGAAACCCTTGGGCTTGTTCACCCCGTCGCCGCCTACGAAGGCCTGGGTCTCCTGCGCCGCAAAGGCGTCCTCGACCTCGGCCGCCAGCCATTCGTCCAGATCGACCATGGCGTCGTCCAGCAACGCCTGGGTCGCCGCCGGATTGGCGTACAGATCGGCCGACGGGAACTCCAGCAGGGCCAAGGTCGCCGGGTCCGTCTCCGGCCGCGCCGCCGTCTCCGCCACCCAGCCGCAAGCCACCCCGGCCGTCGACACCGGCTTTCTGAACACGCCCGCCGCCACCGTGCGCACCGTGGCGATCTCGCGCATCGGAGAGGCCGCCATCAGCCGACGCTCGATGGCCCGCTCGGTCTCATACGGCACGACATAGCCGCCCGAAGTCGCCCCGCCCGACAGCCCCGCCTTGACCTCCAGCGCGCCCGACTGACCGGTCTTCAGATAGCCGTCCCACGCCGCCTTCGCCTCCGGCGCAGACGCTGGCTCCACGGGCTCGCCCCCGATAACCGGACGCCGGCTCTGGCTCATCACCCGATCCAGTCGTGCCTGAGCCGCCGCCACCGCCTGATCGATCCGCGCCACCTTCTCCTCCAGCAGCACATCGGCCGCCGCCTTCTTCTCGATCTCGCCCAGGCGGGCGTCGTTCGCCCCTTTGAACGCCTCGAACGCCGCCATCATCTCATGCACGACAGCGCGCGCCTCGGGAGTGCCCGAAGCCTGTTTGGTCTCTTTCATGGTGTCTCCGGTTGAAGAACCGCCTGTTGCGGTTAGGGTCGAGGCGTGACCGACACGACCTCGAAATTATTAGACGGCCTGCAGCGCTTCTGGCTGCTCAAGCTCGCCTGGGTAGCGGCGCCGCTGGCGCCGCTCTTCCTCATCGCCTTGGTCAAACATTATGTAGGCCCGATCTCGGGTTGGCTTTCTGCGCTTCCGTTTTTGTTGTCGTGCGCAGGCCTTGCTACCTATTGGGCCCTCGGGATGATCGGCCGTCGACAGAAGCGAGCCCGCATTCGCGGCCTGTCTCCGTTGCAACGCGTGCAAATGTCCGACGAAACCGATGTGGTTTCACTCCGCGAAACTCTTCGCATCGCCGACAATCCGCCAGTCGAAACTCTGCCGCGTTACGTGCAGGTGGCGGTCGCCTTCTGGGGCGCGCCCCTGCCCAAGCCTCTTTCGCAAACGCCGCTGGTGTTAAGCCTCTTTGTCTATGTTCTGTTGGCCGCCATGATTTTCATTGATGATCCGATGGGCGAACTCTCGCGCCGTCTGGACATGCCGCCCTTGCCCTACTGGCCCGTATTCGCATTCCTCGCTCTATCGCTTGTCGTCTTGCTTCTGCTCGGCCGACTGAATCAGATGCACCGCCACTACGTCGCCGAGGCCTCGACTTCCGGCCGCCATCCCTTCCCCGCCCTGTGACGCCCGCCTGATGTCCCACCTCACGCCGCTCGAAAGCGCCGTCATGGACGCCATGGTCTGGCAGATGGGCGACAGCGTCCCCGATCTGGCGACCCAGGCGGCGTCCAGCTCGCCGGGCCTGCGTCGCAACACCGGCGCCGGCCTCTATTCCCGGATCGTCGTCGATGCGGACCGCGCGACACGCAACCCGGACGCCACCGGCCTGTTCGGCACGGTCCATGTCATGGTCGGCGACCTGCCCGATCCCATCGGCTTCCAAATCGAGCTGCGTCAGGGCCGGCTGATTGCCCTGCACGGCCAGAGCTATGGTCAGGACACCCGCGCCATCGACTTCTCCAGCACCCCCTTCGGCGAGGTCTTCACCGTCGACGCCCGTGGCCAATCCGTCCTCTACCGCCCCGCCCGGCGCGCCCCCGACCCCGTCGCTCCGAGGCCGAAACCCGCCGCCCGACCGGCCCCACAGGCTCAAACCCCGACCAGGTTGCCGGTCTCAGCCGCCAAGCCTGCGGACCCCGCCCCGGCGCCCGCCGCCGCGCCCAACCTGACCGAAATCCTCGCCAGCGCCTCCAACCCCACCGCCTCTCGCGCCGGCAAGCTGGCCCTGGTCTATCTCGGCGCCTATGCGCTGGCTGTGCTGTTCGTCCTGTTCGCCCAGTTCGTCCTGCATCTCGGCTGGATCTTCGCCGCCATCGTCGCCGCCTGGGCGCTGCGCTACATCCACAACCCCAAGGGCCGCGTGATGATGTCCGACATCGCCGACAGCCTGGATCGCAACGGCGTGTTCCAAGCCCTCAAGCCAAACTGAACCGCGCGCCCGGCAGCATCGGAAACGTCACCAGCGACACCTCCCACAGCTCCACCGCGCTCAGCACCCTCAGCCGCCCCTGACGCCGGGCCCGCGCCGTGCGGTATCCGATGGAAAGCCCGTCCATCGCCCCCGCCCGGCTCAACGCCCCGGCGAACCGCGCCTCGGCGGACCAGTCCTCGATCCGTCCGCGCACGAACAGGCCGCGCGCATCCTCCACGATCTGCTCCCAGACCCCGACCGGCGCCCGCGCATCATGCTGGTTCAGCATCCGCACGCTCTCGGCCCCCGTCTTGCCCAGACTGTCCGCAAAGGCCCCCGCCTGCACCACATCCCCGTTCAGATCCGCCACGCCCCACAGGGAGGCGTAGCCTTCGATCCGAAGGGGTGAGTCGTGACTCGTGAGCCGTGAAGGCCTGCGCCCAATTACCAATCCCGATTCACCACTCACGCCCCGCCCTCCAACCGCCGCTCGATCCGCTCCACGGCCGCCGCCGTCGCCTCGCCCTGCACCTCCAGCCGCGCCAGCCGTTCGGCGACCAGCCTCTGTTCCCCGACCCGCTGCTCCAGCGTGCCGATCCGCGCCGCCGCCCCGCCTGCCCAGACCAGTCCGCCGACCGTCTGCACCGCCACGGCGATCAGCAGCGCCGTCGGCACGCGCCGGATTTGATGTTCGGTCATTGTCGCTCTCTCCGTTCGCTTTCGTGAATCGTGAGCCGTGAATCGTGAGTGCAGGCGAACCACCATTCACGACTCACCAATCACCGCTCACGCCCCCAACCCCGCCATCCGCCGTCGCTCCTCGTCCGTCAGGAAGCTCGCCGCCTCCAGCCGCGCCCACAGGGCGTCCCGCTCGGGCTGCAGCGCCGACACCGCATCAAGGTCCGCCCGCACCTCGCACCCCGCGAACCGCTCGCCCAGCCAGCCCGTCATCGCCCCCGCCGCCTTCCTGACCAGCGGGATCACCGTCTGTCGCCAGAAGGCCGCATTGGCTTCGCGATAGTTGGCGTAGGTCGCGTCGCCGGGTATCCCCAGCAGCTGCGGCGGAACGCCGAACGCCAGGGCGATCTCGCGCGCCGCCGCATGTTTGCCAGCCGTGAAATCCATCTCCGCCGGCGTCAGGCTCAGCGGCTTCCAGTCCATCCCGCCCTCCAGCAGGATCGGCCGCCCGGCGTTCGTCGTCCCGGCGTAGACGTTCGACAACTGGTCCTTCAGCGCCTCGAACTGCCCGTCCGTCAGCCGCTCGCCGTTGCGCGCCCCATAGACCAGCGCCCCCGACGGCCGCGCCGCATTGTCCAGCAGCGCCTTGTTCCAGGCCCCGGCGGCATTGTGCGCATCCACCCCTTGAGCCGCCGCCTCCATCGGCGACAGCCCGTACCAGTCGTCCAGCGGATGCCACAGCTTCAGATGCATCACCGGCGCCCAGCCGTCCGCCGCGCGCCCGATCCGAGCCGAACGTCCGTCCACGGAATAGTCCCACGCCTCGGGCCAGCCTGACCGGCCGGGCACCACCTTCACCCGGTCCGACCGTAACGCCCACAGCTCGTCCGGCGCCCCGTCCCCGTCCGCATCGCCGGTCGCCTCGACATAGGCGTTGCCCGACACCTGCAGCGCCCCATAGACCGCCTCCATCAGCTCCGCCCCCGACTGTTCGGGATTGGGCCGGCGGATCAGCTTCGCCAGCGGATGATCGTCGTTCCGCACCCCGTCCACGAACACCGCGAACGGCGCAGCCGCCGCCGCCTCGGCGATCATGCGGATGCAGCGATAGGCCACCGCATTCTTCTGATACCCCTCGCGCGCCAGGCTGGCGTAGTCGTTGGGCGTCCACCGCGGCCGCCCCACCCCCGACAGGGCGATCACCCCGCCCGCGCGGCTCTCCTTCGCTTCAGGCGCACGCACACGCCCCGCCTGGCCGAACGGCCACCGGATCGAAACCATCGCAATCTCCCTGAACTTCCTTCTTTCCTTCTCCCTGAGGGAGAAGGTGGCCCGCAGGGCCGGATGAGGGGTTACGGTGTGGACCAAAATCGCACAGCGTAACCCCTCACCCTTTCGCGCAAGTCCGACCGCTACGCGCTCGGGCGCTCAAGCCCTCTCCCTCTGGGAGAGGGTGTCAGCAGCCTCAACATCGGCCGCTCCACCCACAGATGCACCGCGACCCCCGCCGCCAAACTCGCGAACACCGTCAGCACCACCACCGCATCCCCCGGCATGGCGACCACACCGCTCTCGAACAGCCGCCCCAGCGCCCGGATGACCAGCACATGCGTCAGATAGATCGAATAGGACGCATCCCCCATGAAGGCCGCCGCCCGCTCCAACCGCCCCGGCGCCGCGTCCGTCCGCTCCATCCGCACCACGCCGAACACCAGCAGCGCGCTGGGCAGCCCCCAGATCACCACCCGCCTCAACCCGTTCCACGGATCGTTCAGCGCCCGCACATCGTCGATCCCGCCATAGCCGACGACCAGGCTCAGCCCAAACCCGGCCAGCGCCAGTCCGACTGCCCAGGGCCCCGTCCCTCGCGGCGTCCTCCGCCACACCGACGCGATCCCCACACCCAGCAAGAACTCCAGAACGATCGGCGCGCCCCAGAACCTCAGCACCGGCGCCGCCACGACCAAGCCGGCCGCCAGCATCGCCGCATAGGCCCCGACCAGCCCCCACCCGACCCGTCGTCCGCCCGCCATCGCCAACCCGAACCCGGCGTAGAACAGCATCTCGAAACACAGGGTCCACCCCGGCCCCAACGCCGGAAACGTCATCTCCCGTCCGCTGAACAGCCAGAACAGAAACGTCGCCGCCGCCACCTCCGGGCTCAGCGTTCCGCCCCGCGCCATCCCGATCAGGATCGGCAGCGACAGCAGCCAGTAGATCGGCGCCACCCTGCGAAACCGTCGCCACAGGAAGTCGCCGGCGGCCGCTAAACCCGTCTGCCCCCGCGTCGTCGTGGCGATGATGAAGCCGCTGATGACGAAGAACACATCCACGCCCAGTGCGCCGAAATCCTCCAGCGCACTCCCCGCCAACGCCGTCTCCAGCCCCAGCCGCGTCCCCGCCAGGTCCAGCGCATGGGCGACGACCACCGCCGTCGCCGCCGCGAACCGCAGCCCCTGCACCCCGTAAAACCGCTCCCCCATCCGCCACGGTTAACACCGCGCGCGCAGGCCCGACAACCTCAGATCATCACTCGCGCCCTCACCGCCTCGGCGATCCTGGCCTGACCCGCCGCATTGGGATGAACCGCATCGAACATCAACCCGCCGGCGAAACCACCGCCGAACAGGGCCGTCCCATCGATGGGCGCCGCCAATCCCCGCGCCGCCGCGACTTCAAACACCGCATCCCGGATCGCGCCTTGGGCGGCATAGCTGGCCTTGCCCTGCGCCGGGTCCGACGGACATCCCGTCATCAGCAGCACGTCCCCCGTCGTCAGGCACCGATCCACCAGCAGCCCCAGCCCGGCCTTGTAGGTCGCCGTCGCCGTCCCCGCGTTCCAGTCGTTGATCGTCAGACAGACGACCGACAGATCGGGCGCCGCCGCCGGGATCGATCCATAGGCTCGGTACGGCTGGTCCGTCGTGATCCAGTCCGCCACCTTCGCCCCGCCCCATCCGGCGTTGATCACCCGCGCCCGTCGCACGTCCGACCGCCACGCGACCCCGCCCGCGATGAACACCGCCCCGCCCGAGGCCCAGCGCACCGTCACCGGACCGCTCGTCTCGGGAAAGGCCACGGTCGCGACCTCCATCGACGCCGGCTTGGTCGTGTTCACGCTCGCGCGCACCACGCCGTCCGTCTCGACCGTCATCACCCCCAGCGCCGTATTGGTCACGGCCCACAGGTCGAACCGATCCACCGGTCCGTCGGGCTGAAAGCTCCAGACGCCCGTGGACGAACCCGCGCCCGAGAACAGCTTGCCCCCCATCCCCGTCAGCGCATTGACGCCCCACCCGGCGCCCAGCGTCAGGCGCGGATCATAGGCCGAATAGCCGCCGCTCGCTCCGTCCGCCGCCCCCGCTCCGGCCACCGACGCCGCCGAGGCCGGCAGCCCCCGACCGCTCATCATCGCCGCCAGCCGTTCGGGCCAGGCCCCCGCCCGACCGTTCGGCGTCCAGCCGCCGGAGACACCGCCAAACCCTTGCGTCACGCTGTCGCCGATGCACAGCAGCCGCGCCTCGCGCCCGCCCGCCTGCATCGTCCGCACCGCCGCCGACCAGGCCGGCAGGTCGGGCACGGAAAACCGTGACCGCCCCAGCACCCCGCCCGGCGCCGCCGTCGCCGCTCCGATCTCGACGCCCGACATCAGTCGAAGGCCGCCACGATCTGCGTCGCCGTCGTCCCGGTCGCCAGAACCCGGCGCACCTGCACCGGCAACCAGCCCACCGGATGGTTGGCGAACGTCGTCGCATCCCCATCCTCACCCCCGACCGTCAGCACACGGACATTGCCCGCCGCCCCGACATACAGCGCCTTGGCGTAACTGGTCAGATCGACCGCATCGCTGGGCGTCACCGCCGCCGCGCGCCGCGCCGGCCCGCTCGCATCGCGCCCATGGTTCAGCAATCCGTCCCGCTCGGGAATGGCCGGCATGTCTCTCTCCTGAATGATAAAAATGAATCCCCCTCCCCCTCGTGGAAGGGGCAGGCCGGGCGACATTCCCCCGCCGCCCGGCGCGTGCTAATCTTCGCCCATGACGATCCACGTCGATATTGCCCGGTCGCACGCTACCTTGGCCGAACTCGCCGCCCAGGCCGAGAACGGCGAGGAAATCGTCCTGTCCCGCGACGGCCAGGCGGTCGCCGTCATACGCGCCGCGGCGGTCCCTGAGACGCCCCGGTTTCGTTTCGGGGCTTTGGCTCACCTCGGCCCGCTGACGGACGAGGAAGCCAATGTCTTCCTCCAGCCCGATCCGGAATTCATAGAAGCGGCCGAAGCCGCCGACGAAGACGATCTCTATCGTTGA